TTGGTGTTAATGTTATAGTAGGTGTCATTGTTGGTGTTAAACCAGGGCTAACTGTATTTGTTACTGTTCTTGTTGGTGTTGGTGTTTTTGTTACAGTTTTAGTAGGTGTAACAGTTCTCGTTGGTGTTGGTGTTTTTGTATTTGTTGGTGTAACAGTATGGGTTGGTGTAACACTTGGTGTTACGGTTTTAGTAGGTGTTACTGTACGAGTTGGTGTTATACTTGGACTTACAGATGGTGTTGGTGTTAATGTACGTGTAGGCGTAAATGTTGGTGTTGGTAACGGATCATTTACGCAATAAACAATAAAATTAAATAATGTTTCAATGTCAGTTCTAGCATCAACAGTTATTTTTATAAAATTAGATGCACCACTAACTGAATATGATGTTGTAGTTGTACCGGAAGTTGTACCCAATACAACACTATTATATTCAACAGTAAAAGTATCTATAATTTGATATGATTCATGACTAAAATATATTATACCGGCACCTATTATGTTATTAACATAAAACACTTGTAATGATGGTGAATATTTACCATTTACTCTCGTATTACAAACATAATATGGAGTTGGGGTCGGTGTTACAGTTCTTGTTGGTGTAACAGTACGGGTTGGTGTAACAGTACGGGTTGGTGATGGCGTTAAACTATTCGTTGGTGTAACAGTACGGGTTGGTGTAACAGTACGGGTTGGTGTTGGTGATATAGGTAATAAACAAGTTAAAATAAATGACCATAAAGTTTCTATACTAACATTTGTAGTTAATCTAATTTTAATATAATCACCGGTTCCATCTATGTCATATCTTTTACTACCTTGCGTATATGGGTCACCTGTTATAATTGTGTCAATTAAAACTTCGTTATAATATATTTCGAATTTATCACTTAATGTATTTCCACTATAATTAAATGTTACACTACCTACTCTTCTTGTTATTGGTATTCTATATTCTAAAATTTCGGCAGAATAACCACCGGATTTTAAAACATTACAAGCAATTGTTGACCCAATACTTGAGGTTGGTGTCATTGTTGGTGTTGGTGTTACTATTGGTGTTACAGCAACATCAAAATCACATAATTCTGTTGGTGTTGGTGTCATTGTTGGCGTTGGCGTTGTTGATAACGATTTTGTTAATGATACCGTTGGTGTTAATGATTTTGTTGGTGTTGGTGTCTTTTTCGGTGTACGTGATGGTGTAAGTGATGGCGTAAATGATGGTGTAACCGATGGTGTAACCGACGGTGATGGTGTCATTGTTGGTGTAACAGTACGGGTTAACGTTTGTGTTGGTGTAGGAGTTGGTACATCATAACAATCTATTGTTATAACTTTGGTTAAATTATTTTTTATCCAAGGAGCAATTAATGATATTTTAATATTTTTTGCTCCGGTTGTGACATATGTTTTTTTTGCTTTGTGGCAATCCACACCTGTACAATATCCATTTAAACCAATAGGTGAAACTGTACCATCACCCCAATCAATTGTAAATGTTATTCCCTCTAAACCTTTTAATTTATATAAACTTGTTGTATTTGTTATTGTTACTAAATTACAATCTACTTCATAAATAAAATTAGCGTTAACATCATTTGATTCTGAACCAATATTACCATCAAAAGCATACATGTTACCATATTCATCTATATTAGCTTCTAAATAAATTGGTATTTGAATATCATCATAAATTTGTGAATTAATATATGATGTTGTACCATCTATTAGATTCCATGTATTTGTTGATGGGTATGACCATTTATAGTAACCACTATCAATCACACTACTTTCAATATTATAAACAACAAAACCATCAGTAATACCATTATCTAATAACTCAGACCAATCAATAATTTCACCATTAGCACTATACCAAGTCTGACCACTTAATGAAATTAAATTCACACTTGGTATGTTCTTACGTCTAACAGTATACTTACTTTTCCTCATTAAATAATATCACCTCTTTTCATAAAATTTTATTGCGTTACCATAACCATTACCTCTCCTATTATTATCCATATGATATATTTGATATGAATAATCCGTTTTATCAATAACAACTTTATAATACATATCTGTTTCTTCATTTATTTGGTGGTTTACACCAAAAGAACTATTAGTAAAATCTAATGTTGTACCATTTTTTGCATTATAAAATTTAGCAGTCATATAAAAAGTATTTCCACTTAATGTAGTATCATTTAATACTGTATCATCTTGAAACCAAAATAAATACATATTTTCTTTATTTTTATAGTTATTACCCATAAAGACAGGTATATGTATTAACTTTCTTAGGGTAGTATAAAAAAATTTTTCACCAATAGGTAAAGATAAATTTTTTGCGAATACAAGTTTCCTATTTATTCTATTTGGTAAAATATTATTTGGTGTTTTATAAAATTCTAACCTAAAAAAACTTTCTGTTGATTGTTTTAACATTTTTGAATTTTCAGATGGTGTTATATCAACTAAATTATAATCCAAACCATTATTATACGTATTATTAGCATCAATAAAATAAAACTTATACCAAATATCACTTTGTTTATCATTTATATTTTCGGTTAACCCATTATATGGTGAATGTAGATATCTAACAGTTTCATAATTATCTATTGGGTTTAAAATTTCATTTAAAATTTCTTTTTCAAAATGTTTCATATTATCCTCCCAACCTAAATTAATTAAAAAATCATTTTCTTGATTAATTATAAGATTATAATCACCTGTTTTTTTTAATATTTCCATGTTAACATCTAAATTTATTATTATTTATGGTGAATTTTGCTAATTTATTTTCTTTATTATTATAATAAAGTTCATTTCTTAAATAAAAATTTATATTATTTTTAACATAATGTATGTTATTAACATATGGAAAATTAGTACCGAACCCATCTGAATCAATAAAACCGTGTGAATATGTATCTCGCCATTTCCAAACTTCTTCATTTTTATCATATATCGTCATATCAGGTAAATTAAAAATATCATTTGTTTTTGATTGCTCTAAATATGGTGAAACTTCCCTTAATTTAACCCTATTATGTGGTTGGTAATATAACCCAACCGTGTTGTTTATAGTAGCACCTGAATAATATATTGGATCATTTTGATTATGATTGAATATATCTATATTGCTTGATATTTTATGAAACGATTCACTAATTATCCTTTCTTTTAATTCTTTTTGATTATATTCAACAAACGCACCATTTAATGTGGTACCTATTGGTAATGTATTTCCACTAATAAAAGTGTATCCTGATATTGTAAATGTATCACCGGATATTGTATTTTCTTTACTTACATCACCATCAAAATGTTTATCTATCCATGTATCATGAAAATTAAATTTATATCCGTTTTTTGGTGGATAATTAAAAAAACCATTACCATTTCTAAATAAAACAGTCACATAAACATCTGTTGGTATAAAACCTAAATTATTTGTTATACCTGATAATATAAATGGTGATTTAAAATCATAAATCAAAGTTTCCATTCTATTTCGTTCAACAATTACATCATTATCACCAACACTATTTTCTAATAAAATTTTCTTTTCATCTTCAAATATTGTATTTTCAAATCCAATATTATCCATAATATAATCATCAATATTGGTTAATGTTTTATGTTTATGTATGTAATATTCAGATGTTGAATTTGCAATATCATTACCATCTAAACAACGTTTTCCGGAAATAACACCACCAATACTAATACCATTTTCAAATTGTGATTTTAAAATATTAACAACATACTTTTCAGATTCATATATACCATCACCAACACTATTAACATAATAAGAAACACCGCTAATAATAATATATTCACTTTCAGACATACCATGTGGTATTGGACTTGTTAATTTATAATAATTATTAGTACTATCTACTCTAAATGGTATTCCATCACCGGACAAAAAATTAAATGTAGTATCACCACTTAATGTATATTTCATTGGATACTCTCTATCACTACTTGATACATATGTTAAATATATGTTCCAATTATGGTATGGTGCATTAATTGATGTTATTGTTGTATGTTCTCTTGAACCTGATTGTTTAAATTCAAAATCATTATCACCACCTAATATTGACCCTGATTGAATAATAGGTGTTTCTTTATAAAAATCCCTTCTAAGGAAAGCAAACTCATTATATGGTAGGTAACCACTAAAATCATTATTACTACCATCTCCGTTTAAATATAGTCGTTCTTGTAAATAATTATATGATGTTGTACCTGAATACATATTTCTAAATATCATTTTTAATTTACCATATATTTTATACTGATTACTTGTATTACGTTCATCATCAAAAATTTGTGCAGCATCTAATATAATATCTCTTTCACCAATTCTAATTAATGATTCAGTTGTTTCAAGATTTAATGTTAAATTTAACTCTTGTTTATCCGCTTTAGCATGTTTCTTACTTGGTAATAATATTTCTTTTTTTTCCATTACGTTGTTGTAAATGTCCCGATAGGTCCAAATTTATTTATAAATTTATCTATTGCTGTTTTACCGGATTTCAAACCAAAATAAAACATAAACGGTGTTGATAATATTTGTAAATTACCATTATAATTTGTTGATGTTGGTTTAATAAAATAATCAATATTATTTGACCAATTATTTATAACCCAATTATTACCTACATCACCAACTCTTGTATATAATTTTCCTTCAGTAGCACCTGATAATGTTCCGTCACCATCTGTAACATATAAAAATGTAAAACCTTCTTCTTGATTATTATAATTAAGGTGTGTGTTATCAACCACATTACTTAATTGGCCGTTAACCTCATTTAAATATTCAACATTAAAATCATTAGTTATTCTAACATATTCAATGTTATTTAATGTTATGGTTTGTCCAGTATATTCTTTTGTTATGGGGAATAAAACATATGAATACGATTCTTCTGTTGAATATGCGTAATTATATGTCATCCCTTGAAGTGGTTGTGCTGTTATGTTTATTGGCGTTGTTAATGTTGAATATTTCCATGATTGATTTTCGCCTAAACCAAACCCATCACCCCTTTTATCCCATAAATAAAATGGTACAACTTGTGATGATTCAGTTAATCTACCCGGTTCATTTAATGATGTTCTAATTCTATATCCATCATCATCTAATTGTAATTGTATTGGTATTGGACCATTTAATGACCCATCAGTTGCTTTGAAAAATTCAGGATATATTTCTTGATCTAATATTGTGGGGTTATATACTGCATATTTTTTATTTAATAAACTAAATTCATCAACACCAACCTCATTATTCATTGATATAAGTTGTAAAATATCACCATTTAATACCCTATTTTTTAATTTAAATGGTACTTTATTGTTGAAACCATCATTATTAAAAAATTTCTTTAAATTAGTATCCAAACCATATGTGTCCATTTTATAATTTATATATAAACCATACATATCTTTAAAATTTTGATATGATGATGTACCTAAATTTCTTACCACTGATGAATTAGGGTCTAATGAAGCATCTAAACATATATCTTTAATAAATTCGTCTCTTGGTCCTAAATCTACAATTGTTGTTGGATGTCCTAATGTACCACTATTTACAAATTTTGAATTTGCATTTAAATAATATGTTAAATTATTTTTTGGGTCATTTGTATTTGGTGCTAAAAAATTTGTACCATCAAAATATGTTGACTTATAATAAAATCTTTTATCTTTAACTTTAAAATATAATAAATCTTCACAATATGATGTTCTAAAATAATTTAAATCAAAAATAGATTCATCATTCCATTTTACAATAGATTCAAATGGGAAAAAATATAAAGTACCTGACAACCAATTATCCATAAATGAGTAATTTGTTACACCTTCACAAAATAATTTACCTATTAATTTTCTTTTTGAATATTCGTATATAGCTTTTCTATTTGCCCTTCTATTAAAACGGTTTGTTGCCGGTATTATGGTAAATGAACCATTTCTAAACTCTGAATAACCTGATTTTGTTACACACGTATTACATGGGTTTGCTGTTATCTTTTTAATTGTTTGACCGGCAATTATTTTACCACCACTACATCCATATCCTGGCACCAAATCATTTCTTGATAATGTATCATATGTTTGTTCGTTATCAATACAATACGATTCACCAACAATACTTTCATCATATAATGTACGATATTGGTTACACCCTGTTGGTAATTCATCACTTATTATTGTAGTTATATGATTACTTTCTTCATCGTTACTTATTAATAATTCTTGACTATCATAAATTTCAAACTGAATAGTTTTATTATTTTCCAAATTTATAAAATCATATACACTATTTTCAATATAATAATATGTTTGATTATTATAATAATACGGAAAAATTTGTAACTTTTCACCGTAACCTTCCCCTTCCAATCTAATGTAATATCTTGATGGATTATTAATTAAATCCATTATCGTTAAACCTACTGTTGATGTTGAAACCGGTTGTGGATACACACCATTAGGTACTGTAATATATAGTTTACTAATATCAGGTTCGGAATCCGATATTTGGTTATTGTTATCAATTATTGTAGTATATGTTGTATCAGGAAATAAAATACCGGTCATTACCGATGCAAATAATTCAGATACATCTTTAACACTTTGTGTTGTTTCGTCCGGTTCTATTATATCAATTTCACCATCAATATCACTACATTCTTCACATTCAGGATATGTTACAATACCTAATTTAAGTGTTCCAAAAATTTGTAATGGTTCAATAACATATTTATCAACATCTAAAACAACGGGTATTGTTATTTTACCTTCTTTATTTTGTTCAGGATTAAATGGCCACCAATCAATTATAGGTTTATTTCTTTTAAAAATTGGTGGTATAAATAGTCTAAATCCTCTTAGTGCCTGAAAAGGTATAATTAAAACTTGTACAACACCAATAAATGATGTAAATACAATTCTTTCAAATATATTAATAATCGTTGCTAACAAAATAGCAAAACTACTTTTTCTAGTTCCAAAATTAACTGGTGGTGTTACAATTGAATTTTCACAATCATCCTCAGCTTTTGGTGAAATGTTTTTTAAACCTAAAAATGTTTCCCTTTCTGTTCCTTGTCCATTAAAATATGAACCCATAAATGAAGAAAGGGTATATACTTTATTATAATTAAACCTATAAAAATAATCTTGTGGGTAAAATTTACCCATATCGTTATTGAATATTACATTACTATTTGTTGCACCGGTTGGGTAATCATTCCAATCTGTTGAAAAAGTATATGACCTATCTTTTTCATCCTCCGTAGTATTATATTCACGAATATTCGGTACTAAGTAACTACCTAATGTTCTTTTACCACCTAATCTTATTGTCTGTGCAGCACTAAAAATTGGATTTACAGTTAAACCAGCAGCACCAATTGACCTAAATACTGTTTTTCTATTAACTTCAGCAACTAATGTTCTTTTTTTAGAATTATTTGAATCACTATTCATTGTTATTCTAAATCGATATACAGCAGATGTTGCAACACCTTTGTTACTATCATTAGTGTATTGGTTTTCACCATATTCATCGGTATACACATATTCCATATTCATTGGTAATTGAAACATGAATGTACCATCTTCATCAACATCTTCAGTTAATTCATAAAGTTCTAATATTGGTCTATTTAATGAATCAACTTCATTTGTGAATCGTATTGCTTCTATTGTGGCAGTACCGGTTATTAATTTACACTTAGTACCCATATTACCATCAGGTACACAATCTTTTGTTAGTCGTATTTTACCTGAATCACTAAAAATGGAACCTATAAAATAAGCCATTGGTTCTATTTTAACACCTTGGCTTGATAAATCAAAATCAACTCTTGATATTCCTATTTCACAAAAATCTTCATTACCCCAAAATGGATATACTGTTATTGTTTTATTAAATGATGTGATTTGTGGTAATGAATCAATATCAGAAGATGATTTAAATTCATATGAAGATTTAAAATCATCAACACCAAATCCTTTTCTTATATAATCATTAGGTCTTAATGAAAAACACCCAATATCTGACATATCCACATCAACATGTATTGTTTGTTCACCTAATGGAACTCCCCATATCATAAAGTCACCGGATTCATTTGTTTTTACAGTAAATGAATAATATTTTTCGTATACTTCTAAAACTTCCTCTCTTGTTAAAATATCGATTTGATCCGGAAATGTACCTGTTGGTTCGTGTCCAGCATGTTGTTTTCTTTGTGGTAATAAGTTATATCTATAATTAAATTCATCTTTATCTTCTATTGTTTTATAAGGATATAAAACAGAAATTACAGGGTCATCCCCATCTTCTTCCAATTGTGGAACAAATATTGATACTTTTGCATTTGGAATACCTAAACCATTATTAGCAATAATTCTACCACATACAACACCATAGTCAGCACATAAAGACGCATAAAGGTCTTGTTGTGTAAATCTTAATGATAAAATTTCAAGAAAATCATAATCTTGTTTTAATTCTACTGTAATTTTTTTATCACCACCTACATTAGTATTTATTCTGTGTCTTTGTACCATTGTTTAAAAATAACGAAAAATTATATTATAATGTAGTCGTTCCTAATGTTTTAGTTCTAACTTTTATATCAACATTTGGAAATCTAATTTGAAATATTTGATTTGACTTCATATATATCGTCATATCCGATTGTAATATTTCTTTTGTGATATCATTTTTATAACTTTGATTAACTTCTGAAAGTGAATAATTACCACCAAGTTTATTATAAACTCTAATCTCAACAACATTCACAACACCACTTACATTTCCAACAATCCTCATTAAATCACCAATAAATAAAGGGTCACCCATTTTTCTTTTATCAATATTAAAAAATTTAACACATTCTTGTATGGTGTTTTTTAAAACATCTGTTGTTGTTGTATTTTTATCCACAACTAAATCTAATTCTAATGCCAAATCAATAACTTCACCACTATCAATATCAATATAATCATTAATCATTCGATATTCTGATAAATAATTAATTATGTTGTTTTTTAATGTATTTGATACGGTATCAGTTAAATTACCATTACCATCATATGATAATAATTTTACTTTTACTTTATTATCTTCTTCCATAACATTAACCTTGGCCGGTGCCCCGAATGTTGATGGCATCGTTTCAATTAATGATTTATAATCGTTTAATGTAACCGCACGATTTTGTGCTGAAAAATTAAATGCTATCATATTTCTTAATTCTTCAATACTTGGTTGATCAGCACCACCAATTGCCGGTGTTATGTTTGATACCCTTAATGATTGTTCTACCTGTGTATTTACATTAGAAAGTGGTCCATTTATATTAAATTCAATATTATCAATTGATGTTATTACATTAACACCTAAATTTGTGTTCTTACCTCCACCTATTCTGTATTTTATGAATAATGTTGTGTTTGCTTTTGGTACAGCACCTAATGACATATTATTTAAATATGTACCCAAATTTACCCTCATTGTTCCGTTCATGTAATTATCTATATTATCCATTGGATCAACCGTTCCTGAACCAAACGTTAATGAAAAATAACTTTCCGGTGTGTATTCTGTAATAAACTTATTTCTTACTGATATGTAATTACCTGATTTAAAATTATTTGTATCTGATATTGTTGTTGAATCTGGTATAAAAATTTTATCTTGTATTAATGTCTTTACTTCATACCATTTATTGTTTGATGTTTCAAATTCACTACTTGTTGGATTTGCTCCAAAATTAGTACCATCTTTATGTATTACAGATGTTACACCTAAAACATCTTGTTCAGGTAAATAAATTTTTAAAAATGGTTTTTGATCCAATTCAGTTATTACTTTACGAAATATTCTCGTTACACCATTAGCAACAGCATCTCTTTTTACCATAGTATATGAAACCAATGTGTTATTTGAATCAAAATTAGGTATTTTCAATCTATTAGGTTCACCTTTACTATTAAAGGGACTCGCAAAATCAATATCTTCAATTGTTTCAAATATTTGACCACCACCGGATACTTGAGCACCTGCTTTTAGTACACCTAAATATCTTTCATCCTCTTTATCACCTCTTACCGGCACATTTATTGAAAAATCACATAACGATACCGATGGTCTATTACCCGGTATTCTTATTCCGTATGTTTTTGCAATATGATATAAAGATCGTCTTTGTTGTGCAAAATCTAACATTGTTTCTTGCCAAACCCTATCAACATGAAAGTGAAGGTTATCAGCAATCGCTGCATTTAAATCTAATAACACCGAATAAATTGATGCATCATTAGTATTTTTTAATAACTCAGGATAATAATCTTTTGTTAAATTAACTAATTCTTGTCTTAGTGAGGCGAAATCTCTAACCGCATACGAAATCTTTTTTTCCATTTTATATATTGATAATCACAAAATCTGATGATGAAAATGCACCATTATTTACTGTGTATGTTATTTTTACTTTTGCTGTGTGTGGTTTATTTGATGTTTCACTTACCCTAAATAACCGTTCATCCTCTTGTTCACTAAACGAAGTTTCATCATCTTCATCGTCTTCAGCTGATACTACATCAATTTTAGTAAGATCCAAATTTGGAATATACTTTTTAACCGTTTCCCTAATTTCATCTTCAATAAGATTAAATGTTACAGAATCATTTTGATCGAAAATAAATTGATATAATCTGGTTCCAAAATCGGGTAAATAATACCTTGAACCTTTTTTTGTTAATAAAAGATGTATTAAATTTGTTCTAATTTCTTTTTCTGGTGTTTCTGTCTGTTTCAAGAAACTTCCTTCATTACTATCCATAAATGGAAAGTTTATACCATATTTTAATGCCATATCAATAAATATAAGATATATTAAAATGTTAATCAATATAATAAAAACAAAAAACCCCAGAAAATGATATTCAGGGGTTTTAAAATTTATAAATTATGAATTTATTCCTTATGTATTAATAACGATGTTTCTTAAATCAATTTCCGATTCTACTGTTTTTAATCTTTGTTCTAAACAAAATTTATCGTAATTACAATATATTTCATTAATTATATCTGTACTTTCAATTTCAGATAATGTTCTAACCTTACCCTTTTTTGTTAATTCTTCAATTAACAACTCATATTCAGTTTTAAATTCCATTATTTAAGATTCGCAATTTACACATGTTAAAATATCCCTTGCAAATGATTGGGCTGAACTTTGACTAAATTGATAATACAAAGTTTTAATTCCTTCAGCATGGGCATATAAATACAATTGATTAATATCCTTTGTCGAAATTGATGGATGTATCATTAAATTCAAACTTTGTGATTGGTCAATATATTGTTGCCTTTGTGCTGCTTGTAATATAATTTCCTTTGGCGAAATTTCTAAAAACGTTTTAAAAACTTCTTTTGTTGGGAAATCTAAATGTTGTACTGAACCATCTCTTTCTAATATCGATTTCCATATTTCATCATTATTTAAACCATATTTATTTAATTCTTCAATCAAATATGTATTTTTATAAACCGTTTTAATTTTAGCCAAATCTTTTATGAAATAATTTGATTTTATTGGTTCAATACCCATACTAACTTGTCCTAAAATAAATGAACTTGATTTAGTTGGTGCAATAGCCATTAATGTAACATTTGCATAACCATCTCTAATGCTTTTATATTTTTCAGGATTTGATATATATAAATCTCTTGATGCTTGTTCTGTTCTTTCTTTTAAAGTTGTAAAAATTCTATTATTATATGATTTCGCTGCTAACGATTCAAATGGTATTAGTTTTGATTGTAATAATGAATGATATCCTAATACACCAACACCAATTGCTCTATGTTGTGATGCGAACCTCCATGCTCTTTTCATACCTGCCATATTATATGATTTATAAATAAATTCATCCATAACAGCATTTAAAAATAAGGTATAAACTTCAATAGCATCTGTTTTTTCAATCTCATCCCAATGAAGTAAATTAATTGAACCTAAACAACATACAAACGAATTATAACTATCATTATTCAATAAAATTTCTGAGCAAAGATTACTGTGTGTTATTTCTAACCCCAATTCTTTATATGGTGAATTATTATTAGCACTATCCTTAAACATAATATATGGAAAACCAAATTCACTTCTACGTTGAATGACTTTTGCCCAAATTTTTCTTTTAGCTGAATCACCACCTTTCATTTCTTCAATCCACTTATCAGTTACAGTAACACCATATTGTAAATTTTGTATTGGGTTACCTTCTGTTCCGATATCTAAAAATTCATCTATATCATCATGTTCAAGTGGTAAATAAACAGCACATGCTCCTCGTCTTGCTTCTGATTGTTTACATACATCAATTGTTGTGTCATATAATCTTGCATAATGAACTGGACCATCTGCCTTACCTCCTGTTGAAATACTTGTTCCTCTTGGTCTAATATTACCTAAGTAGGCCGAAGTACCACCACCATATTTTGACATCATTCCAATCTCTCTGGATGCATTTAAAATACTGTCTAAACTATCGTCTACGTGCGAACCAAAACAATTATGTACTATTATACCATTACATGAAAAACTATGGTCATCCTCAACAGTAAAATCATATACATCATCAAT